ATTAACAACAGTATTTCAGCTTCTTATATTTATGTATCCGGTTCTACCAATGACTTATATTTTAGTCAAAATGGAGCTGGGTATACTAATACAACACGTCTACGTTGGTTGGAAGGTAATTTATATACCGGACTACTACATGGAGGAGTAATATCAGCGACTGTTGGCGGTACTACATTTAATATTAGTTCAGGTAGTGGTATCATAGTTAACTTAAATGCATCGTTGAGTAAGAATCCATATCCTACTATAAAGTATGTTAATTGGGGTAATTATAACAATCAAACTATTACGTATAGAACAACAGCTGTACAGACATTTTTAGGTATCGATGATACCGGGCAGATTATACAACAAACTGCGCCATGGTATGATGGTCAATATAACACATCAATATCTTTAGGTACAGTTATACATCAAAATAAATCTACTGTTAATGCCGCTATTAACTATCCAAATACTGCATATGGCTACAAACAACGTACTTATGATTTTATTAAAGCTTTTGGCCCACTTAAATTGTCTGGGTATACATTAGCAACTAGTAGTTCATTAGGATTGACAGTAGGAAGTGGGTCAGCATTTGCAGACGGCCGTAACTATCAAATCGATCCTAATAATCCATCATTTATAAATGATAACGGTACAGCCGTTTCCAAGATATTTAGATATTACCAATCAGCATCTGCATTTGTTGAAGATACTAATTTGGCTGCCGGTTATACTGGTTTAGATACGACAAAATATAATCCAAATGGTGTCGGTATTTTATCTAGTGTTAGTCCGTCTAAATTTTATGTACAACGTATATTTTGGTATCCTAGAAGTGCTACTAAGGGTATAGTTTCATATTACGGTCTTAGTCCTTATGATACACTAGACGAAGCACAGACAAGATATATTAACGAGCCATTTCTGGAAACACCTAATACTCAGCAAAATGCAATATTTTTAGGTATTGTTATTATAAAAGGTAATTCTAATTTTAACAGTGCTAATGACTATCGTATAGTTCAAGGTGGATTATTTAGATCTACAATTGTGGGCGGAAGTTTAGGAGGAAATGTAACCAGTTTAACTAGTCTGTCGGATACCAGTATAATAACTCCTAGTAGCGGAGATCTATTAGTATATACTGGTAGTTTATGGCGTAATGCAAAACGTTTAAATGGTAGTTATACCGTATCTGGGTCGTTATGTGTTACTGGGTCAATAACAGTTAAAGGAAATATACTTCCAGGAGGCCCGTATACAGCAAATACATCTTCATTTAATTTAGGATCTCCTACTCAAGCATGGAAAGATATATACGTCAGTAATGGATCCGTAAAATTTATTAGTGGATCAACTGTTAATACTATATCAATGGATGCCCGTGGAAATATTAAAATTCCTAATGTGGCATTAACTGGTAGTTTATTAGGTACGGCAGCAACGGCATCATTTGTTAACCGTTTAAGACAAAATGTAATACTTACCGGTTCAATGTATATCGGAGCAAACACATCTGCAGAAGCGATACGTATTACACAAACCGGTACCGGATTAGCGTTACGTGTAGAAGACTCAGCTAATCCTGATGTTACTCCATTTGTAATCGATCAGAGCGGTAATGTAGGTATAGGTACTGTATCACCACAATACTCAATTGTAGCATCTGCTTCATCTGGTGTTGATACTGTAATGATGTTTGATGGTGGTACGGCTGCTAATGCTAATTTAGTGGCAAGAGCTGATACTAGTATTAAATTACCATTAATAGTATTATCAGATAGAAATAATGCATATAGTATCAATACGTCATATTACATAGGATTAGATAGAAGTGGTTCAGGAGTTACTCCGGCATATGCTAAACGTAATGATGTTATATATGTCAATAATTATCAAAATAAAAGTCATCATTTTATTACGAATAATGGTGGAAGTAAAGCTGTACGAATGACAATATCCGGTAGCGGAAATGTTGGTATTGGAACAGTAAACCCACAATATAAATTAGATATAAATGGTAACACCGGTATTACGGGCAAGTTAGTAGCAACTAGTGATATTACAGCTAGTATATTTGCTGCAACTAATAACGGTAATGGTACTAATTTTAAAGTTGGTGATGATGCTTGGATAGGTGATATTAATATAGCAAATACATTACAAGTTAAAGGTATTCCAAATTCAAATCGTGCTTACATTAAATTTGGCGACGGTGTATCTAATCCAACGTTGGGAGCTAATAATTCATCTACATTAAGTTTAACTGGTACATTAGACGCGACTGGCCCAATTAATATTAAATTTGTACAAGGTGTATTAAGCGGCGATCAGAGTATTAATAACGCAACAGATACAGTAATACAATTTATTGATCAATATGATACTAATGGATGGCTAACGTCGAATCAGTTTAAACCGACAATTGCTGGATATTATGAAGTACATTGTAACGTGCTGCTAGAATCTCCTGGTGTATCAAATAACCAAGCTAACATACAAATGAGATTAAATGGTAGTACTCAAGTATTGATACAACAAGTACTTAACAGTGTAACTAATCAAACCCTAAGTGGTACTAAAATTATATATCTTAACGGATCAACAGATTATGTAGACTTTACTGTATATCATGGTTCTGGAGCAACTAAAAAACTTCTTCAAGGAGCTGCTTATCAAGGAACTTGGTTTACTGCAAAACTTATAAGTTCTTAAAATTAATATAAAGTATATTTATTCAAAAGGATATCTATGAATCTAGGCAAATGGCTAGTAGAACAGATTATAACAGAATCATCCGATCAGATTACTGTATTATTTCCTGGTGGATTTAAACCGCCGCATGGTGGTCATTTGGAATTAGCACTACGATATGCTAGCGAGCCTAATGTATCTCAAGTAATCATACTAATAGGACCAGAAGCTCGTGACGGTATTACAAGAGCACAGAGTATTGCTATATGGAAAGAGTTAACAAAAACAAATAGAAAGATTAGTATACAACGTACAGAGGTTACAAGTCCATTATTAACTGCTTATAAATTTATTGAAACTGCTCCTGCCGGTACTTATGCATTAGCTGCAAGTACAAAGGATGATGATTATAAAAGAGTACGACAATTTGTTACCGGCCATCAACCTGGCGGTAAGTATGCAAGAGAAGGTGTAGAGGTTATAGACCTACCATTAAACACTGCTCCGATATTATATAGAGGACGATCGAAACAAGCACAGCAATATGTACCGGGTAAAAGTGAAAATGGTAAAGGTATTAGTGCTAGTGTTTTAAGAGCTGACTTAAAAAATATGGATCTTGAAGCATTTGCTACAAATTATCCAAATGCTAACATGTCAAGTATAACTAAGATATTTAACATGTTAACGGGTAATATTTCAGAGTCTACTATTTTAACTGAGGCAGCTGCTAATACACATTTAACACATTTAGAAGAATTAATTTTAACGCGTGGACAGGACGGATATAAACTTGCAAGAAAAGTTCTATTGGAACTAGTTAAAAATCTTAAAGGTATGTCTGATGCCAAAGTTAATACATCAATTAAATGGGATGGAGCTCCTGCTATATTTTCTGGTATAGATCCTGATACTGGTCAATTCTTCGTCGGTACAAAGTCTGTATTTAATAAAGAGCCTAAGCTTAACTACACGGCTGAGGATATTGAACGGAATCATGGTAATGCACCGGGGTTAGTTGATAAGTTGAAAAGGGCATTAATTAATTTACCAAAGCTCGGATACACAGAAATATTGCAAGGTGATTTTATGTTCGATGATTCGACATTGAAACAACAAACTATTAACGGTGTTAAACATTATACATTTAGACCTAATACTATTACATATGCAGTAGAAGCTGATTCAGATCTAGGTAAACAGATGGCCCGAGCTAAATTTGGTATAGTATTCCATACTACTTATAAAGATCTACAAAGTGGTGCTCAATTTGGTGCAAACGTTGATAATCTTAAACGTACCCCCGATGTTTGGTTTGATGATGCATTTTTCAAAGACACTACCGGTACAGTACTGTTAACAGATTCCGAAGCAAAACGTGTCCTAAAGTTAATTAAACAAGCGGACGGAATCAATGTCGATTACCGACAAATACCGTCAGAACTATTGAATACATATATTAATAGTGAAATACGTATTGGAAGATTTCTCGAATCGCCAGAGCGTTCATTCCTAGCATTTACGAAATGGCTTCAAGCACGTACAGATAAAAAAGTATCCGGACTAAAAACAACTGCCAGTCAACAAAAAGCTATAGACGATGGTGCAAATGAAATACAACAGGTAATGGATAATAAACAGGATATTGTTAATGCTTTCAAAGTAACTAAATTATTAGCCGAAGCAAAAATGATATTTGTTGAAAAATATAATAACGCTGTATATCGTACCAAGCATTTTATCGATGATGGTCAAGGAGGGTTGCAAGTATCTAATCCAGAAGGATATGTAGCTGTAGATCATATCGGAAACGGTGTTAAATTGGTAGATCGATTGGAATTTAGTAAAGCAAATTTTACTATGGATAGAGGATTTGCTAAATAATTAATATTTATATAAAACATAATATCAAGGAAATTCATATGAACGAAAAACAATTACGTGCATTATTACGTAAAGAAATTAAATCACAATTAAATGAAGTCGGTGAAACTGATTTTTTAGGTAAAATCGGTAGTACTTTGCGTTCAAAACTAGGAACAGGTCGTGGACAATTAAATGTAGGATTAAGTAAAGTAGACCCAGAACAGATTGCCAAAATGACCCCAGAACAAAAAGCTGAACTTGTAGCAAATTTATCACAAGAATTAGGATTAACTGCTAAGGATTATAATATGATTAAACAACGTGTAGCACGTAAGTTAGGAGCAGCCGAAAAAGCTGTATCTGTAAATGAAGAACTTAGTTCTGATTTACAAGGTAAAAGTTTAAAAGCAACTCAAACTAATGCATTTAAGATTTTAGTAAAAACATTAGATAATAAAAATGTAGAGCAACAAGTAGAATTCTTACTTGATATGTTAAAGGGATTACCATTAAAGCCAAATACATTGACAAAACTTAAGAGTAAATTAACTCAAATTGATGAGAGTAAGTCAAAACTAGTTAAAGAATATATTGATGATTATGTAACAGTAGGACAAGCAATTGCGGCTGTGTTAACTGTATTAGGTAGCGCTGGACTATTAGCTGGGTTTGAAATGAAAAAAGCTGAAGCTGAAGCCGAAAAAACATTTAAAGTTGATGTAACTCCTGAGGATATGGAAAATGCGGAAGCTCAATTAGCTGAATCTAGACTAAATGAATACGGATCAATCTCACCTGATATGTATGCTAGTGCAGGTCAAGTAATAGCAGCGTTATTATTTGTATTAGGCGGTACTGGTTTATTAGCGGCAAATGAAATGCGTAAAGCTAAACAAGAAATACAAAATGCGTTAAATGTTAAACTTTCTGACCAAGATATTCAAACGGCTGCTAAAGAAGTTCAAAAAGGTAATGCACCTAAGTTAGCAACTGCATTAGCGGAAAATAAACGTAAAAAATAATTATGTCAAATAAGTTACAAAATACAAAAGCATTAAAAGAACTATTATCTGGTCAACATAAAAGTCAAACCAGAACTAGTTACGGTTACACTAGTATATCCACCGAAAAACATGAAGTAGGTGATGTATGGACAGAGACAGATCCTAAAACAGGAACTGTATGGAGATTTGAGCAGAAGGATGGATATCGTACAAAGACTGTTGATAACGGTATTTTAGATACAATACGTAAGTCATTGGCAGTTCCTGAGACATGTCCATCATGCGGTGGTGATATGCGAGATCATGAAAAGCATTTACATTTCAAAATGTATTTTATACATAAAAAATGTTTTACATGCGTGTTGAAGGAAGAAAACAATATTAGAGCCAAAGGTAAACAAGCTTGGGAAGAATACAGTAAACAACGTATGCTGGATAATGCTCAAGCTTGGTTTACTGATGCGGATAAAGAAGTAGCATTATTACGTGAAGCACTTAAACTGCAATTTATACAAAATGCTGACGGGCAACAAGAAGATTGGGATCAATCGGCATTTCTAGATAAATTTGATAATGACTATAAACAACTAAAAGAAAAAATATTAAACGACCTTAAAGGATAATATGGCGAAAGGAAGATCAGTTAGTAAAATATCTAAAGAACTTGAAACATTAGTTGAGAAGATGAAAAAAATGGCTAAAGAATTTGCTGAGGCAGATGGAGCTAAAAAACAAAAAATTACAGCTGAACTTAAAAGTTTAACTGCTGATAAAAAGATGTTAGAAAAAGAACTTGAATCAGCTGTCGCCGAATTAGATAAAAATGCACAATTACAGGTCGATGAAGTACGTAAATTGATACGTAATATTATACGTGAAGAAATATCACGTCTCAAGTAAATAATTTAATTAGTTATGGCTCAAAAAAGTTTACGTGAAATAATCGCAGAAGAATACAAGCGTTGTGCAATGGATCCAATCCATTTCATGCGTAAGTATTGTATTATTCAACATCCTACTAAAGGTAAAATGTATTTTAACCTCTATCCATTCCAGGAAGAGGTTTTAACATCTTTACAACATAATCGATATAGCGTGATACTTAAATCACGTCAGCTTGGTATATCAACCGTAACAGCTGGTTATGTGTTATGGGCTATGTTGTTTAAATCGGATTATAATGTATTAGTAATTGCAACCACTCAAGACGTTGCTAAAAACCTGGTTACAAAGATACGTGTAATGCATGAAAATCTTCCTAGCTGGTTAAAGGGTACGTCTATTGAAGATAATAAATTATCCTTACGTTTTAAGAACGGTTCACAAGTTAAAGCTGTATCAAGTACTGGTACTGCTGGTCGTTCTGAAGCATTGTCACTATTGGTAATTGATGAAGCAGCGTTTATTAGAAACATTGATGAAATATGGACTTCGGCTCAACAAACACTTGCTACGGGCGGTGGATGTATCGCTTTATCTACTCCTAATGGTACTGGTAATTGGTTTCATAGGATTTGGTCAGATGCTGAAGCGGGTGGTCAATTTCATCCGATAAAACTACACTGGACAGTACATCCGGATCGTAATGATAAATGGAGAGTACAGCAAACAGAACTTCTAGGTGAAAAGCAAGCAGCACAAGAATGTGACTGTGACTTTATATCATCTGGTCATACTGTTATTGACGGTCCTATACTACAATGGTATGAACAGACATATATAAAAGATCCAATTGAGAAACGCGGCTTTGATGGTAACTATTGGATATGGGAATATCCTGAATATGGTACTAATAAAACATATGCAGTTGTAGCTGACGTTGCCCGAGGAGACGGTGCTGACTATTCGGCATTTCATGTTATTGAAATTAATTCAATGACCCAAGTAGCAGAATATCGTGGTAAAATAGGAACAACTGAGTACGGTAATATGCTTGTATCTGTTGCAACTGAATATGATAATGCATTACTAGTAATTGAAAATGCGAATATAGGTTGGGCAGTACTGCAAGTAGCGATAGATCGTAATTACGGTAACTTATATTATTCATATCGTTCAGATGCATATGTAGATGAAAATGTACATTTAGCCAAAGGATATGATTTAAAGAGCAAATCAGATAAAGTTCCTGGATTCTCAATGAATTCAAAAACACGTCCACTTGTAATATCTAAACTAGAAACATATTTCCGTGAAAAGAGTCCGGTAGTACGTAGTAAACGATTAATAGACGAACTGTTAGTATTTATATGGACTGGTCAACGTGCAGAAGCACAAAGAGGTTATAATGATGACTTGGTAATGTCATTTGGTACTGCCTTATGGGTACGTGATACAGCACTTCGTTTGCATCAACAAGGTATAGATCTATCTAGAAAAACATTAGGTCATTTTGGTAAAACTAATCCAGGTGTATATACTGGTAATAGTGCTGCCGCTAACAATAGCTGGACATGGGGTACAGCTAATGGAAATGAGAGCCTTACCTGGCTTATCTAATATTTATTAATAAATAGAACTTATGGCAGATACTTCACTACAAGCTAGACTTAGACGTCTATTTTCTACCAACGTAGTTGTACGTAGAATAGCAAAAAATCGTTTAAAAGCTATTGATACTAACCGTTTGCAGTCTAATGGGGCATTAACATCGACAAGTTATATTGATCGTTTTGCTGGATTACATAGAGGTCAAAGTGGTCAATCAGTTTATAATCATACATATAACTTTCATCAATCCAAAGTAGAATTATTTTCTGATTATGAGGCAATGGATTTAGATCCTATTATTGCTTCGGCATTAGATATTTACGCGGATGAAAGTACGGTAAAAGATTCTGAAGGAGATACATTAACAGTTTCATCGCCTAATGATGAAATACGTAAAGTACTTCATAACTTATTTTATGATATTCTTAACATAGATTATAATTTATGGCCATGGATACGTAATGCATGTAAGTACGGTGATTTTTATCTTTATTTAGATATTGAAGATGAATTAGGTGTTATAAATGTAGTGCCATTATCTGCATATGAAATGGTACGTGAAGAAGGATATGACCCAGAGAATCCATATGCCTATCGTTTTGTAATGCAAGGAATGCATACAACTACAAGACATTTCGCTGGAGCTGGTAATGATAATCCACGTAATGAATTTGAAAACTATCAGATAGCACATTTCCGTTTATTATCAGATACTAATTTCTTACCATATGGTAAATCAATGATCGAGCCAGCTCGTAAGATTTATAAACAATTGGTATTAATGGAAGATGCAATGTTAATTCATCGTATCATGAGAGCACCCGAACGTCGTATTTTCAAAATTGATGTTGGTAATATACCACCTAATGAAGTTGATAGTTACATGCAACAAATTATCAACAAAATGAAAAAGACACCGTATATTGATGAGGCTACTGGTCAATACAATTTAAAGTTCAATATACAAAACATGATGGAGGATTTTTATCTTCCGGTACGTGGAGGAGATTCTGGTACGGCTATTGATACGTTATCAGGTTTAAGCTCTGACGGACAAATTGAAGATATTGAATACTTACGTAATAAAATGCATGCCGCTCTTAAAATACCTAAAGCCTTTTTAGGATATGATGAAGGTGTTGAAGGTAAAGCTACATTAGCAGCAGAAGATGTTCGTTTTGCTAGAACTATTGAACGCATACAAAAGATATTTGTTTCTGAACTGACTAAGATTGCTGTAGTTCATTTATATGCTCAAGGATTTCGTGATGAAGATCTAGTTAATTTTAATTTAACGTTAACTAATCCGTCATTGATATATGAAAAGCAAAAAATTGAATCTCTTAATGAAAAAGTAAGTTTAGCTGGTAATCTTAAGGAAACTACCATGTTCTCAGAAAAATATATCTATGAGAATGTATTTGGTTTAAGTGAAGAAGAATGGAAAGCAGAACGCGAATTGGTAATTGAAGATTTAAAAGAAGACTTCCGTAAAGAGCAAATCAAATCAGAAGGTAACGACCCAAAGAAAACTAATATGAGTTTTGGTACGCCTCATGATATTGCCAGTATGCATGTTGCTAATAAGGGCGGATTATTACCTGGAATGGAACAAGAGCATGTCGCAGGACCAGGTCGTCCTAAAGAGCCAGGTACATGGGGTAGTCATGCAAGTCCACATGGAAGAGATCCATTAGGTATAAAAGATTTAGGTAAAACATTTAGTACTGATAAATCACCACTACAGCATAAGTTTCGTGGTGGTAGTCCATTAAGTACTACTGAAAATGTCGATACCAAAGCTATAATAAAATCAATGGCCGGTAAGGTAAAAACCAAGCAAGTATTACGTGAATCACTTGACACTGAAGTTAAAAACACTGATACCGGTACAATGTTAGATGAAAACAATTTGCTAGATATAAATTTAACATAATAACTATATTTATTAAAAAGATACGTACAAACAGGATGTATAGACATGAGTAAGATTAAACATGCAAAAGTAAAGAATACTGGTTTAATTTTTGAGTTACTCGTACGCCAAGTAGCATCGGATACTATGAACAATAAGGATTCGGCAGCACTTCGTATAATTAAAAGAAATTTTAAAAAGAACTCGGAATTATCTAAAGAATTAAAACTATATCGTTCTTTACATGAAGAAACGTTTAACTCACAGCGTAAGGCAGAAATGTTTTTAGAAGCAGTACTTCGTGCAAAGCACAGTATTAACGAAACAGCTTTAAAGCGTGAAAAATATAATTTAATAAAAGAAATACGTAACAATTATAACATTGAGGATTTTTTCAAATCACGTGTTAATAATTATAAACTACATGCTTCTATATATAAGTTATTTGAATTCAATGAGTCTGATGATCCTAAGGAATATGTAGATAATCGTTATGCGTTAACTGAGTACATATGTACGGCACGTAAAGCTGAAATAGAAGCAGTACCGGTATTAACTAATGAAGATAAAGATATTCGTTTATTAGCGTCAAAACTAATTATTGATAGATTCAATGAAAAGTATTCGTCATTAAATGAATCACAAAAACGTTTACTTCGTGAGTATATTAATAATGTAACTAATTCAGTGACACTCAAGCAGTTCATTGTTAAAGAGTCTACTATATTGCGTGATGCTATTAATAAACTAAAAACTACAATACCTAGTAAAGTTATACGTATCAAATTAAATGAAGTTGCTAATTTATTAACTACAATGAGTCGTCGTAATAATATCGAAGATAAAGATATTTTAACAATGCTTCGTTATTATGAATTAGTAGAAGAACTTAAAAATGTTAAAGGAACAAAATGAGTTTTTATCCAGGATATACAGCAACAAACCAAAATCAATTTGATAGATTAGGACACCCAGGTAAATATACAACATCATACCGTTATACCAGCGGGCAAGTAGATTTTACTGGTAGTAACTTTGGTTATGGTGCTATATTAATTAATACCGTAGGCGGCGCGACTGCAAGTCTTTCTAACGGCGGACAGATACCATTAGCGCATTTATCAACTAATACTATTCATGAATTATCTATCAGCCAAATTAAAGGTGGTACTAATAGTATTATTTACGTACTAAAACGTCAAACAGGATTCTAATATGAGTTTACGTAAAGATATTGAAAAGAATTTTCGTCGTTTAATGGAAAAAGTAGATCGTGTTTCTGATAAAGAAGCTGAAGAAGATTTCAACGACTTGGAAGATCAAGACTTGGATAATGACGGTGATACTGATTCATCGGATAAGTATCTACATAAGCGTTTAGGTATGGTTGCTAAAATGGATGAAGCACCGATGGAAACTGGTTTAACCTTTACTCCTAGATCATCTATGGATGCTACTAAATTTCAAAATGCGTTAGATGATTCTGATTTTCATTATGAATGGAATGCCCGTGAAGGATATTTCTTTTTTCCTGAAGAACTAGATACATATGATGCATTAGAATTAGAATTACAACGTATTGTTGATATGAATGATGTCAATGGCCATTTCGAAGGTATTTTCAATGAAATGTCCGTTACTGCCGGAGTACCTGGATTTCAATCTCCATATGCATTTGGTCAAGCCGATGATGATACAATTGAAGCTGATGGATGGAAAAAAACTCCTAAGACAAAAAGATTTAGTGAACAAACAAAAAGTAAATCATCTGATTATAAAAAAATGATGTCTGAAATGTACGGTGTACAAACAGAGGCAGTATCATATCGTGAGTATAAAAAAGATGAATCAGCTACGCCTTCACAAAAGGTAAACAAAAGTATTATGGAAGTTAATCGTATGTTAGCAGAAATAGAACGAGTAGTAGCACATAACTTAAAACTAAAAAATGAATCCGGTGTCAATTCAAATCAATTTTGGAAAAGTACTGGTGCAAGATTTTCAAAAATAAATGAGCGTATAGTTCGTATATCAAATAGATTAAAGGAATTGTCCAAATGAATAATTTTTTAGATTGGAGAGACTATTCTCGTCAACCACATATCAAACAATTAATTGAAACTAAGGGATTAGAATTTGCCCGTCAACAGTTTATTAAAGATAGTAACAAATTGTTATGGGATGATCCATTTGTTATACAAGAAAACCACCAACCTGCCGGTCAATCGTTAGGTAATAATAATTCTGCTGCTGTAGGTAGTAGTCCGCAAATTATCGGTGATACTGCTGAGGTTAGTAGATTTACATGGGCTAGTGGTATTACTAACAAAGTAACTGGTTCATTTGGTAGAAACAACCTACCGGGTCAGGTAAGTGCTAGTATACATGGTCATTATTTTGACGTAACAGCATATAATGGTACAGTAGATTATTCTGCAGATCATACTAATTCTACAAAGACATTTAGATTCTTAATTGTATCTAGTTCAAAGTTTACATATACTAATACAACTGGATTGGCAGGATTAATTACTGCATCATATACTAGACGTACTGAAACTGTAAATATCACCGGTAGCTTATTAAATAAATTTAAAATGGCTGTAGCTAATCAATCTGCAACAGCTGTTGTAGCTGGATTTACTAATACAATTGCACCGAGTACATTATTTAATACTCCAACATTAACAGCTGGTAGTGGTTCAATAACTATACTACATAAAAATAAAGGTGGTGTACCTGATATTGCTACTAATATAACTAGTGGTACCGGATCGGTTAGTGTAGTAACTCAAGGTTTAGATAAGTATTACAATTCTACCAATTGGTATGATGGTGCTGTTAAATTTGACGGTTCTAGATCACCATATACATCATTAATTCGTAAAGGATAATATGAATAAACAACTTTTAGTTGATTATACAGTATTTGAAGTATCACCTCAACAAATAAACGAATCATTAACTCAAAATAATGGTCGTTTAATTGTAACCGGTGTATTGCAAAGAGCAGATGCTCAAAACCAAAACGGTAGAGTATATCCAATGGAAGTACTTCAACGTGAAGCAAAGAAATATAGCGAAACATTCATTGCAGAACGTAGAGCGTTGGGAGAACTAGACCATCCAGATTCGTCTGTTGTCAATCTGAATAACGTTAGTCATAACGTGTTATCAATGGCATGGAATGGAAATGATCTAGTAGGTACTGTTGAAATACTTAATACGCCATCTGGTAATATACTTAAGGCATTGTTCCAATCAGGAATTCGTTTAGGTATTAGTTCTCGTGGTATGGGTTCTGTTAAAGAAGTAATGCGTGAAGGTCGTGCTACATTAATAGTACAAGATGACTTTGATTTAATTGCCTTTGACTTTGTAAGTAATCCATCCACTCAAGGAGCTTTCTTATCACCAGTTAATGAGTCAGTTAATAAAGTAGTAAATGACAAATACGGTCATATAAGTCGTATTATACAAGATATCATAATGGAGTTTTAATATGCCATCATTATTAGAATTAGCACATACATCACAGTTTGGTCCTATTAATCCGGGCCAAATAGGAACTGGATATACTACCGGTCCAAATGCAGAGCCATTAGTAAATATGCAATTAGGTAACCCAGTTGCAAGTTCAGTTGTATTTAATAGTTTGGAACAAGCATCTCATAATAGTATGTATGGACCTTATAATACTCCAGGACAACCAGGTGCTGGATTTATTCCAGATCCATTTGCAAATATACCTCCAGAACTATAAGGATTAGCTATGAACTTAAAGCAAAAGTATAACAAATTATTTGCCGGTAAAGCTAAATCAAATGATCGTTCATTAACTGAGGGTATTGAAGATTTGCAGGGTATATCTGAACAAATACAATCAATACAAGATAGTATTCAAGGTTTAGATGATGCCATGGCTACAATGCTAGATGACCTAGAAGCTATGAATCCAGATAATACTGCCTATCGTCAATTCAATGCGCAGGCAAATAGATATATAGAAGCTGTTCGTACGAACTTAGATGGTATTGTTAAAATAACACGTAAAATAGAACGTATGGAAGCTCGTGCAGCACAAACACAATCAACAGGTGAATTATAATGAAAAAGTTTGAACAACAATTACTACGTAATCTCTTAAATGAAAAATATTTAGGAGAAACTGAAAAACCTAAAATGACCAAAGAGGAAAAGAAAGCTTTCTTGGAAGCAGTATCACAATATCATAAGTTAGGTGAAATGGTTTATCGTAACAGCCAGTTATCAGAATTATCAGAGACATTAGGTAATATTGTTACCACTGCTGAAAATTTAACTATGCAAGAATCTGAACATTGGTTTGATAATGTTACGGTTAGCCGTCATATGAAACAACTACAAGAAGCTTTTAAGGTATTTGAAAAGACCGCCGGTGAGATGTCAGGTATGCAACAACGTTTAGAAGCTGCATATGAAGATATTGGTACAGTATTAAACAAGTACTATAATGTAAATAATGCATTAGAAGGATAAAAATGAACAAAACAAAGGATAAAAATGAACAAAACAGAATTTAGAAAACTAATACGCGAAGAGATTAGCAAAGTATTAAAAGAAGAGGAATCTTTCGGTGATCAAATTGAAAAAGAAATAGCAGCAAAAATATTAGCTGATAAACGAGCGTTTCAAGCTTGGGCAAAGGCAGCTGCCGCAAAGAAAAAGGTAGAAATATCATTCCAAGGTCCAATGTTAGTTACAGCTGCAATAAATGCACTATATAGAGCGGGAGTATTGAATGATAAGTTATTAACCAAATGGCAATCAGCCCCTGTGGATTCAAAAGAAGGTCAACTTTATAGTGGATTAGCTGCTTTAATTGCTACCACCATGAAACCAGGAATTAGATAAAATGAATTTCATAACAAGTTACTGGAGAGAGTTATTGATATTGGTATTATTTATATCATTATCAATAACTCTTTTCATGTTATATAATAAACCAACTGTTACGGTAACTATAGAAGATACCAAACAGATTGAACGCCTTAGGGAACAAGTTAATAAGTTAAATACGGATCTATCAAATCTACAAACGGCTTATGATAATAAACAAGGCGAAACAGTTACACGAATAAAAAAAATAAAAGAACGCAATGCTGAAGAAATTAATGCTCTTGACAAGTTGTCTACTGCTGGCCGCGATAGTGTTTGGGCAACATTTTAGTCCTAAACGTATAGTATATAATAATGACTCCTTGATTTGTTTTACATACAAACAAGAATTAGATCTTTTACGTAAAATTAAATTATGTAACGGCGTTGAAATTGAATTAACAGAGACTCGCTCGTTATGGGAAGATTGTAATAAACAATTAACTATAGAACGTAAATACTATACAGACTTAAATAAGTTATATACAGATTTAGAAACAGAAGCAGATACTCTTCGTACTAA